GCTCTTCTTTGGATAAGCTTAGGAAGGCAACTATTAATTGGATAGTACAACCACTAGGTATTAATACTGACGATAAATATTTAGACAAAAAATTTTGGCTGGATGCGAGCGATCAGTTAATGTATCAAGGGAAAGCTCCACAGTTTTCCGACACAAGAGCAGCTCGTATGCCAGCATTTTTTGAACATGCAAACACAAACCTACCCCAGTACGCTTAGTTTCCATTCAGAGAAACTAGAGAAACTGGTAGAGGATCTAGAAACCAAGTTCGCTTGGTATCCTGTCCACCCCAAGGAGGACTTAGCCTCCATCATGTACCGTTCTGGTCAACAGAATGTGATACAATATATAAAATCTATAGTAGAAGAAATCTAATGTGTGTATTTAGAGCACCAAGGCCAACCCCACTACCAACACCAGCGGCTTTTCAGCCTAGGGTTCAACAGCAAAAACAAGAAGCTGTAAGGCCAGAGAAAAAAGAATTACTTGACCCAGATCAGCCTGCGGAGGTTGCTTACGGATCAGGACAAAAGAAAGACAGTCCCGGAGTCGGTCAAAAGACAGGAACTGATGCTCTTAAAATAAATGTAAATACCGGCGGCACACAAGGCGGCGGAACTGGAGGATTAAATGTATAAAGCCAGAGAACTATACAGTAAACTATCTTCGGACAGATCACAGTTCTTAGACGTTGCTGTAGAAGCCTCTGAACTTACCTTACCATACCTCGTCACACGTGACGTACACTACAAGGGTACGAAGAATTTACTTCAACCCTTCCAATCCGTTGGAGCTAAAGCTGTAGTCACACTAGCTGCAAAGCTTATGCTAGCTCTCGTACCACCACAGACAGCCTTCTTTAAACTACAAGTCAGGGATGACAAGTTAGGAGAAGAGCTCGATGCCAGTATGAGAAGTGAGCTAGACCTATCGTTCTCAAAGATAGAACGAAACATAATGGATTACATCGCTGCGTCAAATGACAGAGTTGTAATACATCAAGCATTAAAACATCTAATTGTATCAGGCAACGCTCTTATATTTATGGGCAAGGATGGCTTGAAACACTACCCACTGAATAGGTATGTAGTAAACAGAGATGGTAATGGTAACGTCATAGAGATTGTTACTAAAGAATTAATTAGTCGTAAGGTATTAGGTCTTGAGTTGCCTAAACCTCCCGAAGCAGGGCCAAACGCACCAGACTCATATGAAGACGACGCCGAAGTATACACTTGCGTTAAGATGGATGAGAGTAGTGGACGCTGGACATGGCATCAGGAGGTAGACGACATAGTACTGCCCGGTAGCCGAAGCACAGCACCTAAAAATACCTCACCTTGGTTAGTTCTTCGTTTTAATACAGTCGATGGCGAGGACTATGGACGTGGCAGAGTAGAAGAGTTTATCGGAGACTTGCGTAGTCTCGATGGATTGTCTCAAGCTCTCGTAGAGGGGGCAAGTGTAGCAAGTAAAGTTATATTTCTTGTATCACCTTCCTCCACAACTAAACCACAAACTCTATCTCAAGCAGGCAACGGTGCTATCATACAGGGTAGGCCAGAAGATGTAGGTGTTGTACAGGTAGGTAAGACAGCTGACTTTGCGACAGCTGCTAACTTAGCACAACAGATAGAGAAGAGAATACTTGAAGCCTTCTTAGTTATGAATGTAAGACAGGCAGAAAGAGTAACAGCCGAAGAGGTACGATTGACACAGCTTGAGCTAGAACAATCTTTGGGTGGCTTGTACTCATTATTAACAGTTGAGTTTCTCATACCTTACCTTAACAGAATTATGCTTGTACTCAGCCGTAGTCAACAGATACCAAAGCTACCTAAAGATTTAGTACGACCTAAAATCGTAGCTGGTATTAACAGTCTAGGCAGAGGACAAGATCAACAAGCCTTAACACAGTTTATAGGCACAATTGCACAGACACTAGGGCCAGAAGCCTTAATGAAATATATTGATCCTTCAGAAGCTATCAAGAGACTAGCGGCTTCACAAGGTATTGATGTGCTTAATTTAATTAAGTCTCCAGAGACTATGGAAGCTGAGATGCAACAGCAACAAGCTATGGCAGCACAGCAACAGCTAGTTAAACAAGCTGGTTCAATCGCAAGCAGCCCACTCATGGACCCAACTAAAAATCCAGATGGGCTAGCTAACGCCGGACTAGCACCAGATTCAGAAACACCACTCGAACAGTAATGGCAGAAGAAAACACATTTACAATAGATAATTCACCACAAACAGAAACCTTGGCTGACAATCTTACTACTGACGAGCAGGACTCTCTTGCCGTTGGCGAGAAGTTGGTTGCAGAACAAGAAGGTTTGTTGGCTGGTAAATATAAAGACGCAGCAGAATTAGAAAAAGCATACGTAGAGCTACAAAAGAAGTTAGGTTCAAAGGATGAGCCAACTGAAGATGTAGAACAAACGAGTGCGACAGAAGATGAAACAGAAGAGACTAGCCTCAGCGATGGGGCTTCTCTTATTTCATCTGCTAATGACGAGTACTATGCAAATGATGGTAAGCTATCAGAAGAGACACTAGAAAAGTTCTCTGGTATGTCTAGCAAAGAGCTAGTTGAAGCTTATTTAGAGGTACAAAATACTGATTCTTTTAAAGCTAACACAGAAGAAGTAGCTGACCTCTCTGAGTCAGAAATTAATACAATTAAAAACTTTGCAGGCGGAGAAACACAGTATGATAATATGATCTCATGGGCTAATGGTAGTTTAGATGCAAAATCTCAGGAAGCCTTTGATAGTATTATTAACTCAGGTAGTGTCGAAGCTATCAAGATAGCAGTATCAGGACTCAAGTCACAGTACGAAGCAGCAAACGGATTTGAAGGTAAGATGTATACAGGTAAAGCACCAAAAACAAGCACAGATGTCTTTCGTAGTCAAGCTGAATTAGTTGCAGCTATGAGTGACAAAAGGTATGATAGAGACCCTGCCTACAGGCAAGACATCATCGAAAAACTAGACAGATCTAATTTGGACTTTTAATTATGCCTAAAGGAAAAGGAACTTACGGAACTAAAAAAGGTAGACCACCTAAGAAGGGAGGTAAAAAGTAATAATGCCAAAAACTAAGAACGTAAACTCATTTGATGATTTAAACACTAACGACGCTGCTGGTAAACCCACTCGTCGTCGTTTGCCACAACCAATCAGAGGCATTGCTAATTTTTTAAATGAAGAAGAAGCAGCCACACGTAATGATTTTAAAACACTACGTAAATTAAAGAAGAATCCAAAGTACTAATGACTGATTATTACAAAGGCTCACCAAATCAAGATGTCAGAGATTACTCTGGCAAAAAGAAAAAGAAAGAAACTTTCGAGCAGCTACCAATACCAAACCTTTTTGGTCATGGTAAAAAGAAGGCTGCAAGATTTAAGAAAACTAATAGCGTCAATGCCTAAGAAGAAAAAAATCAACAAGCCGGTTAAAGACTTAAAAGATTTTGATGATCCTAATTCTCAGATCAATAAAAACAATTATAAGCTTGACCAGATAGGCAAGAAAAAAAGAAGAAAGTATGTACAGAACAACCGTCAATCATTACAGATAGCTGGAGTTGAAAGAGTAACTGAGAAAGGTTATTTTGTAGACGAAAAAGGTGACGCTTACATTAACACACCTAACGGACTTTTGAATGATGGAGAGTACGACCCTGATATACACGGGCTGTACGTACCGCTTGCTGAACGGCAAAAACGACAACGATCTAAATTAAAAATAGGCACAGCATAATGGCAGTCAAAAAGAAGAATGTTTCACTTAAGATCGGCAAGCATAAGAGCAGAAAAGGAGGTCTCACGGCAGCTGGTAGGGCTAAGTATAACAGGGCTACCGGCTCTAATCTCAAAGCCCCACAACCCGGCGGAGGCCCACGCAAAAGATCCTTCTGTGCCAGATTCAAAGGCATGAAGGGGCCGATGAAGAAACCCAACGGCAAGCCCACACGTAAAGCTCTAGCTATGCGAAGGTGGAAGTGCTAATGAAAAAGAAAAAGAAATCATGCACCTGTAAACACAATGGCAAAAAAAGGACTGTACGCTAATATACATGCAAAGCGTAGACGTATCAAAGCCGGCTCCGGTGAGAAGATGCGGAAGGTAGGTGCTAAAGGTGCTCCTACCGCAGCTAATTTTAAACGTGCAGCTAAGACTGCAAAGGGTAGAAAGAAGAAGAAGTAGGTAGCCGGCGACCCGAATCGTATCGTCCTCGCCATATGTATACTACCCACAACGAACTAATGATTACTACCGAATACGGTAAACAAAATATTTTTCCTACCGAAACTCCAGCGAGAGTTATTCCTAATTACCCTAAAAACACCAACCCTATTATGACACACGAAGCAGAAAGATTTAATGGCTGGGCAGCAATGCTCGGATTCGTAGCAGCCGTAGGCGCATACGCAACAACAGGACAAATCATACCCGGCATTTTTTAAATGGCACAAACTATCCAACTTACAAAAGAAACCAGCAACTGGGAAAAGTTTTGTGAGTGGGTAACAAGCACCAATAACCGCCTCTACGTGGGGTGGTTTGGTGTTTTAATGATACCTACTTTACTTACAGCAACAGCTTGCTTTATCGTTGCATTTATTGCAGCACCTCCTGTCGACATCGACGGTATTAGAGAGCCTGTTTCCGGCTCATTATTATTTGGGAACAATATAATATCAGGAGCAGTCGTCCCCTCCTCTAACGCAATCGGACTACATTTCTACCCCATCTGGGAAGCCGG